GGGACAGGAGTCGGGTTCTCCGTAGAACGCGACCTCATCAAAACCCTACCGACGATAGCAGAGGAGTTCGAAGACAGTGATACAACAATTATTGTCAAAGATTCAAAAATGGGTTGGGCGAAAGCCTATAGAGAATTGTTTAGCCTTCTCATTGGAGGTCAAATTCCAAAATGGGACACGAGCAAAGTTCGTCCTGCCGGCGCGCGCCTTAAGACTTTTGGAGGTAGAGCCTCCGGACCCGAACCGCTCGAAGACCTCTTCAAGTTTACCGTCGAAACTTTCCGAAAAGCAGCAGGTAGAAAACTTACTTCTATCGAATGTCACGATATCATCTGCAAGATTGCGGAGATTGTTGTTGTCGGAGGTGTTCGAAGATCAGCCCTTATCTCTCTCTCCTCGTTAACTGATGAGAGAATGAGAGACGCGAAGAGTGGTGCATGGTGGGAAGCAGATTCACAGAGAGCACTTGCGAACAACTCTGTATCCTACAGGGAAAAACCAGAGCCTGGCACATTCATGGAAGAATGGACCGCTCTATACAAGTCTAAGAGTGGTGAGCGTGGAATCTTCAACCGAGAAGCAGCACAGATGCAGGTTGAAAAGGCAAATGCATTTAGAACCAAGATAGATTCCGAATACCGAACCCGAGACTCGAATCACTTGTTTGGAACAAACCCTTGTTCCGAGATTATCCTTCGGGACCGTGAGTTTTGTAATCTTACAGAAGTTGTGGTCCGTGCCGATGATACTGATAAGAGTCTGACACGCAAGGTTAAACTTGCTACCATTCTTGGCACTTGGCAATCAACTCTTCTCAACTTTCGATTCCTCTCTGGTGAGTGGAAGAAGAATTGTGAAGAAGAACGCTTGCTCGGTGTGTCACTTACTGGTATAATGGATTGTGATATAACCAGAAGTGGAGATGGGTTGGATTTGAGACTTCAGAGACTTCGTAGTACAGCAATCAAGACGAACAAGGAACATGCCGACGATCTCGGTATTCCCCAGTCCGCTGCAATTACATGTGTAAAACCATCGGGAACTGTTTCTCAATTAACTGACGCAGCATCTGGTATTCATGCTCGTCATAACTCACATTACATTCGCACTGTGAGAGCAGATAATAAAGATCCTTTGTGTTCTTTCATGAAGGATAAGGGATTTCCGCATGAAGCAGATGTCATGAAACCAGATCATGTCACTGTGTTCTCTTTCCCTGTAAGATCGCCTGCTGGTTGTGTCACTCGCAATGACATGACAGCGATCGAACAACTTGAACTTTGGTTAGTTTATCAACGACACTGGTGTGAGCATAAACCATCCGTTACGATCACTGTTCGGGAAGAAGAATGGCCTACTGTGGGTGGATGGGTATATGATCACTTTGATGAGATTTCTGGTATTTCTTTCTTACCTCATAGTGATCACTCATATCGTCAAGCACCTTATCAGGATTGTACTCATGATGAGTTCAACGAATTGCTCGAAAAAATGCCAGTCGATGTTGACTGGAGCGGTCTTGGAGAGTATGAAAAGGAGGATAATACCTCTGGATCCCAGACAATGGCTTGTTCTGGGAACTCTTGCGAGATTGTAGACTTAACAAACTGATCTAAATCATAAGGAGAAAAAAATGAAAATGATCAATGCTATTATTGCATCCTTGGCACTCAGTGGAGTTGCTGCTGCCGGGGAACAGGAAATGGATGTGCTCGATCGCGTCCAGATTGATGCCGCTACTCGCGCATCATTAAAGTCAGACTGGTTGTCGGTGAACCTCGGCGGTTTTCTTCAAACAGGTTGGCAGTATTCAAACGGTGGTGACCTTCCAGCAGAGAATGGTTTCTTCGTTCAGCGTGCAAGACTCGAACTTTCAGGAGATATGAGTGATGAATCAATGTCGTATCAGGTCGCAGGTGAGTGGAGCGATTCCACTGGTAGCTTCGATCTTATTGATGCTAACCTCACTCTTCGC